AGCGGAATATGTAAAAGCCCCGAAATATGAAACAAAGGAAGCGAAATATCTTGACGATGAACAGGCCAGAGCTTTTTTAAATGCCCTTATTAGCGAACCGGAAATCAAATACGTCACGCCGCTATCGGTTTTATTATTTACAGGTCTTAGGCGCGGGGAGTTATGCGGCTTAACATGGGGCGATATTGACATGTATAACGGTATGATTTATGTACGCCGTCAAACGCAATGGTTTAAAGGCATGGGAGCTGTAGATGTTGAAACAAAAACTAAAAGCAGCGTCCGGAGCATTAAAGTACCGCCGCAAGTGATTTTTATTTTAAGTACGTACGAAAAATGGTGCAGAGAATGTAAAGAAGCGTGCGGGGATGTTTGGGACAGGGATAACAGCAAGGTGTTTATCAGTGAGGACGGCGGATTAATAAGCCCGGATGCAATGGGCAAATGGTTGAAAAAAATATTACGAAAAAACGACCTGCCTTTAATTTCTTTACACGGTTTACGGCATACATTTATCACCTTGCAAATTGCCGCCGGGGTGGATGTTCGCACATTACAAAGCCGAACCGGACACACAAAGGCTTCAACCTTGTTGGACGTTTATAGCCATGCCGTACAGAGCGCACAGGATAAAGCGGCGGCTTTGTTGGGTGATATGCTTACGCCTAAAAATGAAGCGATATCCACGGAAATCCCCGAACCCGCCCTGATTGATTTGTTGCACAAAAATTGAACATTGCGCTTATATTACCCTGCCAAACCAGATATATAGCGGTGTTCTTCAACCGTCACCATGCTACGACCAGGAATTAGCATAAACAGTAATACATACGTATAAACCACAATAAACCGCGATATATCGCGGTTTATTGTTTTTCTACCCTGAACGCGAAATGACGCAAAATAACGTTTTTTAACATCACTTTTGAACAAAAGTTGCACAAGGAAATGACCGCGAACCCACATAGGGCGCGGAAAAATATAAGGAGTGTTGAACATGTTACCGAGAATGAGAACCCGCGACAAATGTATGGAAATGTTACGCGCAGATGACCCGGGCACCTATGTAACCCGAAGCAGCCTTGACTATTTTATCCGGGAAGGAACGATACCCAGTGTCAAGGTGGGAAACAGGATATTAATCAATTATGACATGCTTTTAAAAATCTTGTATGAAGGCGGTGTAGAGCCGGAGCAGCCCCAAGAAAACAACACAGGTGTTATACGGCCTATTAAGGTATAACCAATCCTAACAGGCCAAATTATGGGGTGATACAGTTTGCCGAGGACTAAAGGGGCGAAAAATAAACGATCGGGTCGGAGATTTAAGCCGTATGAGGGCCGTTATCCAGATGATAAGCATGTACGGCTTACAAAGAACATGCTTGACGATCTCACATATACAAACCTATCGTCAAGCGCAAAAGTATTGTATCAGTATATGAAGATGTGGGCTTGCGGGCGTGATACAGTAGTCTACACAGCTTCCATGACCCAAACCTTAATGAGTAATAAAACCCACATAACAGCCCGTAACGAATTAATTGAAAAGGGGTTTATTATTTTTTTAAACAGTCACCGAGCTAAATATCTACGAGAAGCCGCCGAATATGAATTTTCGGACCGATGGACGGAGCAATAGTTATTTTGCTTATGTAAAAATTACACAAGACATATGTAAAAATTACACAAGTAAAGCCCTTTTTTAGCATATTTTAAAGGTCTCGATATGTAAAAATTACATAAGCGATATACGGCACCCAAGCCCATAACCACGCTGAAAACGGGATATTATTACGAAAAATAAATATCCGTTCCGCTTATGTAAAAATTACACACAATATAATATATATGCCATATATCATATATATTTTATTATTATTTTATAAGGGGTGGTTTCCATGGATAAAGAAAATGAATCGCTTAACGCGATAAGAGTTAAAAACTGTAACTTCGTCATGGTTTATAAAAAAGATGAGGATTATTTAAAAATAATCCAAATGAGAAAAGATTGGGACACGGGTACTATGCTAAGGGGTCGTTCCGTTATTTTGAAAGTATCTGACATACGTGAATCGGCATTAGCGAAGGCGATATTAAGGGACGTAATAGAGGCAAATAATGAATAGTAAAGAAAAAGGGAAAAGGGGCGAAAGAGAACTCGCCGGCGTTCTTCGTGAATATGGGTATGATTGCCGCCGCGGTCAACAATATAACGGGGTGGATGGATCCCCGGATGTTGTTGGCTTACCGGGTATTCATATTGAGTGTAAGCGGACGGAACGGCTAAACCTTTATGACGCGATGTTACAAGCTATACACGACCGGAGAACAGGGGAAGCCCCGGTAGTATTCTCGCGGCGTAATAACGGAGCATGGCTTGTGACCATGAGGTTAGATGAGTGGATAGTGCTGTATAGGGAATGGGAACACGCAGTTGATAATAACCAATATTCATAGATAAACAAGGATATATGCAATTATAAACGAATATATCCTTATCCCTTGAAACCTTGATTTTACGGCATTTAAGGCTTGTTATTAATTGCTTTTTATGTTAAGATTTTACGATTTATATTTATTTATATGATGAAATGGGGGGCGCGGATGGCGAAGCGTATGACCGCCCTACAAATGGAAATAATTGCCAGTTATGCACAGGGAATGAAGCGGCAAGAGATAGCCGCCGCCGTCGGTTGTGATATACAAACCGTTGATCGGCTAAAGGCAGACATGAAGAAAGACCCCGCGTTAATGGAAGCGTATTACAAGCGTTGCGGCGATGAAATAGAAAGCCTTGTGCCTATGGCTATAAAACGACTAAGGGGAATTATCGAAAGCGATACGCAACAAGGAAGCGTTCACGTCGCCGCCGTTCGCGAAGTGCTTGACCGTTCGTATTTAAAGGAGCTTCTCGACGCTACACAAAAGGAAATTAGGATAGAAATTACTTACGAATAGTTGAATGAATTACGAGCAGAAGTTGCGAGATATAGAAAAAGATATAGGAATATCGGGGCTTGTCGGTGTTTATCGCGGCAAATGTTCAACATTTGTGCAACATCGATCGTTAGAAACCGAAATGATATTCAAACCCCGGCATCAGGTGCAGCCGCGCACCCCGGCCCGGCGAAGCAGTTGAAAATAGAGGTAAATACGTATGAGAGCCATATTTAACAAAATATTCCAACCTGCGAACGAAACGAAATGCCGCTATCGGGTTATGTTGGGTTCGGCGGGATCGGGTAAATCTGTAAACGTGGCACAAGATTACATTATCAAACTATCCGACCCGAAATTCCGAGGTTGTTCCCTGCTTGTGGTTCGTGGCGTTGAAGTATCGCACTTAAACAGTACATTTGCAGAGTTGACGGCGGCTATTGACCGGCTGGAACTTGGCGCGATATGGGAGAGCCGGTTAAACCCCTTGCTGTTACGAAATAAAGTAACCGGAAATTCCGTAATATTCCGGGGTTGCAACGATCAGCGAGCTATAGAACGTTTGAAATCCGTAAGTGTTCAATCCGGGAAAATTACATGGGTATGGATCGAAGAAGCGACCGAGCTTAGAAGCTCGGATTTTGATGTTATTGACGATAGGCTGCGCGGCCAGCTTGACGAGGGGCATTACTATCAGACGACCTTAACCTTTAACCCCATAAACGCGGGGCATTGGATAAAAAGCCAATTATGGGATTACGAGAGCCCCGATGTTTTCAAGCACAAAAGCACCTACCTTGATAATAAATACATTGACGTTGAATACAAAGCGCGAATGCTTCGCCGTAAAGAACTTGATCCGGAAGGGTACCAAGTATATGGATTAGGCGAATGGGGTGAAACGTCAGGGCTTGTATTTAGCAATATTATTGTGGGTGATTACGCAGGCATTAATTTCGATCAATATTCTATGGGTACAGACTTCGGATTCAATCATAACCATGCAACGCTTTTAATCGGATGGCGCGACGACGACCCGTACGCGATCAAGGAAGTGGTATTAACGGGTAAAACCACAGGTGAAATCATAGAAATATGCAACAAAGCGAATATGCCTAAAAATGTCATAATGGCTTGTGATTCGGCTGAACCGGACAGGATAAAAGAATTTAAAAAATCCGGGTATCGCGCATACCCCGTTAAGAAAGAAAAAAACAGCGTTAACAATCAAATCGCATGGCTAAAAAATCGGCGAATATTCATTGACGGACGCTGCGTAAAGCTGCTAAAAGAAATCCAAGCGTATAAATGGAAAAAAGACCCGACTACCGGCGAATATACCGACGAGCCGGTAACGATAAACGATGATTGCGTTGCGGCTCTGCGTTACGGGTGTGAACCGATTCGAAAAGCGCACGCGATAAAAACTATGTCAAAGGGAGAATTGGGATTGTGATTATTCGAACGGCACAACCTCTTGACCATCCTAATATCGTAAGGGCCGTAAAAAATAAGTTGGAAAACAATCACAGACTTCAACGCTTACAAGATTATTACGAGGGTAAGCATGATATTCTATTACGGCGGTATGACGACCCAACAAAGCCGAATAACCGTATTGTCGTTAATTATTGCAAGAAAATAGCGGATTTTATGACGGCTTACCTTGTGGGCGTTCCCGTCAAGTTTGAAGCCCCGCAACAAATACTTGACAGCATGAATTATAACGACAACGCCGACACCACACAGAGCATTGTGCGAAATATGAACATAATGGGGCTTGGTTGTGAGTTGTTCTACACCGACACGGACGGTATACCGCGATTCGCCAGCATTGACCCACGGGAAAGCATTTTTATAACCGACGATAGCGTTGAAGCCGTTCTAACCGCCTATATTCGCGTATACCCCGACCCGGACGAAATACAGGGTTATTTTGTTAATGTTTATACGTCCACGGAAGTTACGCCCTATTCACTTTCATTATCCGTGGGTGAACTGAAACCGGCAGGGCAACCGCAAATACATTTTTTTAACGACGTTCCGGCCATTATGTACCCGAGTAACCCGGAGCTTGCCGGTTCGTTTGAAATCGTTATGACCTTGCAGGATTCGCTTAATAAATTATTCAGCGACGAAATAAACGATTTTGAAAGTTTTGTCGACGCATACCTTGTATTAACGGGTATGCAGGCGACCACAAAAGATGATATTGCCCGGATGAAGCAAGACCGGGTTTTATTGCTGGATAATGAGGGAAGCCAAGCGCATTGGCTTATAAAGGACGTAAACAACGCGCATATAAAAGCCATAAAGGACAGTATCACGATAAAGATACATGAATTAGGCTGTATTCCCGACGTTGAAAATTTAGGCAGTTTCGGCACGTCGGGCATAGCGTTAAGGTACAAGCTATTGTCGACGGAAATACAGGCCAGTAGACAAGAGCGCGTCGTACAAAAGGGAATACAGCGCAAAATGGAACTGCTTTACAGTATTTACAGGCTTACCGACCCCGGTATTGGTGAATATACCGACGTTAAAGTTAAATTTGAACGTAATTTCATCATGCTGACCGAGGATAAGTTAAAACAGGAAATGCTTGATTTATCGCTTGTTGAGCGGCACATATTGAGTAAAGAAACATTCTTGATAACATACCGCGATTTAACCACGGAAGAAGCCCATGCGGAACTTCATAAAGTAGCCGTAGAAACATACAAAGACGATTGGGCGTCCGACGTGAGCGATTATAACGACGGATACAACACGCATGAACGCCAAACAGAGAGGGAGGTAAAAAATGCCGGATGATGAAACCCCGGACGGCTTGGAAGAACGCACAACGGTCCAACAATCGGATACGACCCCGCCAGACGCGCCAGAATCGCCTACAAGCGATTTCATGAACGACCCGGACGTAATAGCCTACATCGAAAAAAAAGTAGCTGAAGGCGTCACCAAGGCCCTAATAGGCAAGGCGCCGAGAATGAACACTGTAAATGTGACGGAAGCGGAAAAGGCGATTTTTGAAAAAATGACTTATAAGGACCGGTTACGGTTATATCAAAGTAATCCGCTATCCTATCAAAAATTAGCGAAAGGGAGTATTTAAATGCCAAACACAACGTTATTAGAAAATTTAATTAATCCGGAAGTCATGGCGGATATGATAAGCGCGGAGCTGGAAAAAAAGTTGAGAGCGACAAGGTTTTATAAAGTTGATCGCTCTCTTACAGGCCGCGCCGGTAATACCATCACTATTCCGACATGGAAGTACATCGGCCCCGCCGCCGATCTTCCCGAAAACGAACAGGGCGGCATAACCGAAATGCACACCGAAGATGTTTCCTATACTGTAAAAAAGGCCGTTAAAAATGTAGCGCTGACCGACGAAGCCGTTTTAAGCGGTTATGGCGATCCGGTCGGTGAAGCGACTCGCCAGTTACGCATGAGCATCCAAGATAAAATGGATGATGACGGCATAGCGTTATTAGAAGCCATCGACGATAGTATAGGACATGAATACGAATCGGAAGAAGAAGGCGCGGAAGGATTATATTACGATCTAATTGACGCTATGGATCTATTGGCTAAGGATAACGAAGAACAGGGAATATCGACGTTTTTCATGGCAAACAGTAAAATAATTAAAGATATAAGAAAAAGCCCGATGTTTACAGAACGGCCCACCATGATAGGCGATAATACGATATCAACGGGAGTTGTTGGCCAGATCGCCGGTTGCCAGATCGTTATATCAAATAAAGTTTCCGATAAACGCGGGTATATCTTAACGCCTCAATGCCTGACCGCTTTTATGAAACGTGACGTAGCGGTGGAGCAGGAACGGCAAATGTTATTTAAACGCACGATCATAGGCTCAGATTGCCATTATGTTATTGCAATCGAAGATTACGATAAGGTTGTGGCCATTAACTTCGCGTAAGGGGTGAAGTTATGGCAATGAAGGACTATTACGAGCCGTTTTTCACTCAAGAGCTTGTACGCGTCCCTACTGTCTATCCGCCGCCGTATGACTGGATATGGGAAATGGGCGACGGTGAAGAATTTGTCGGGCTGTACATCGTTGATAACAGCCAGGAAGTACGCATAGCAAGCGCGCAGGGTATTAAGGTAGGCGGTCGTTTTGTCGTCGATCCGGATGTACCGATAAAAGACGGAGACGTTGTACGGCGCGTTAGCGACGACGTTTATTTCCGTATCATAGGCGAACCTAAAATAAGCCCGAAACAAGCCCGCAGCCAAGTAAAATTATTTCAAGCGCAAATAACAGAAAAATAAAGGGGCTTAACATTGGAAATAACAAGGGAAAATAATATAAGGGACATTGAGCGGTTTTGCAATAACTTCTTTAACCCTCAAAATGACCCTGCCTGCCCCGACCGTGACCACCCGCCGGAATTTTTAGAAATGGTAGACCGAATATTTGAATGGCGAACAGAAACCCCGGTAACCGGTTACACATTTGAAATGGTTGTGGGCTTGCACCAATACAGTACGGCAACCACGGAAAAGGGTATGCCGGTAGGCTGGCGGGAAGTATTCGCCGGTGAGCTCGCTGCATGGAAACGCGTTAAATTTTTATAGGGGGAGGGGCAGTATGGACAATATTGACCGGGTTGTTGAGATCACCAAAGTCGCGTTATTCGATAATGAATATGTAGGGGTACACGCGAGCGGTGGCAAAGAAGTAGCCGCATTTATGCGAGAAATAAAATCCGCGCTGGACGCCATGACCAGAGCTGAAAAGAAACCGCCCGAATAGGCGGTTTTTTTATTATTAAAAATGCTTGACACCGATCGCGTAATCGTGTTAAAGTGATTGCGGGAGGTGATAATGTGCAAGAGCGGAATATAGGAATCAAGGTTGATGAGAATTTTTACCGGGAAATAAAAATTAATATTGCAAAGGAGGGTAAAACTTTAAAAGAATATATAATAGAACTCATCAAGAAAGACCTTGATGAGCGTAACAAAAAGAAATAACCGTCCATCCGACCAAGAACGAAACGGTTATTTCAAGCGCAGAGGTTACCCCATGCTAAATCTATTATAGCATTGGGTGAACCTCTATTCAAGAAATTATTTGATTGGAGGTTTTTTTATGGAAAATTTAGTAGTTGTCCAAAACAACGAACTGTACACGGATACCTTCATTATCGCCGAGGGTACAGGGAACGAACACAACAGCGTCAAGCGGCTTGTAGCGGTATATGCCGACCATTTCATGACGTTTGGGAATACTGCGATTTTAAATCGCAGTAACGGTGAAGCTCCTTCGATTTTAAATCGGACGAACGGCAAGGTTTCGATTTTAAATCGAACCCTTGAAACGAGCGGCGGTAAACAAACTTTTACCTATTACCAGCTTAACGAACCGCAAGCCCTATTCCTAATGACCCTGTTACGCAACAATGAAATTGTCGTAGCGTTCAAATTAGAGCTTGTGCGGCAATTTTATCAAATGCGTATGGCGTTATTGAAACCGCCGCCACCGGAGCTGGATGAGCGCGTAGCCGCCTTAGAGCGTTGCATTGACGTATTGGTATCAAAGCTCACCGCGCCGCTGCCGGAGCGTCAGAGAGTACCTTTAATGCTCCCGGTGGCTAAATGTGTAGAAAGGATAAAACAGGAAAGGCCCGGCACAAGAATATCCGTTTCCGGAATAAAGGGGCTTGTGTACTACGGCATGGTACCTTCCGTTAATTCGGGGCGCAATACCTACGTCAATTATGACGCGCTTGTGGAATATATAAACTCCGACCCGCCGCCCATAAAAGAACAAAGAGAACAAAGAGAGCAATACGGCGTAATAAGGCGGGCGACTATATGAGAAACCTTGATGAAATCGCCATTGATGTTAAATACATCGAAATAATACTGCGGGCATTGCGTCATAATTATTTTACCCATACCCCGGAAAATCATAAAGGTGATTTATGGGTGTATTGTTCATTTGAAATTGTAGTGAATCTCATTGAGCTTGCGGAAGGATTTACAAAAAATATGTCGGATGAATTATTTTATCATCATAGTAAAGCGGAAAGGATCGTTAACAATGGCTAATGTAACTAAAAGATATAATAAGGACGGCGAACCCTCATACCTGATACGCGCATTTGTAACGTGGGGCGCGGACGGTAAGCAAATAACAAAGTCCATGACATGGAAACCCCCGGCCGGAATGAAACCCAGCGCGGCTGATAAGCAAGCCAAAAAGGAAGCCGCATTATTCGATGAAAAAATCAAGGACGGAGCGGTTACTGTCGGCGGGAGCGTAAAGTTTGCGGAATATGCGGCGCGTTGGCTTGAAGATTCAAGCATAAGGCCAAATACCGTATTGAGTTATAAAAAATTGCTTGTAAGGATCAATCAAGCGATGGGGCATATTCCATTAGATAAAATAACCGCTGAACACATCAAACGGTTTATAAGAAATTTACGGGAAGACGGCGTAAATGAAAACGCTACTTGCATAGCAAGTGAAAAATTTTTTGAATGGTTCGCAAACCTTGATATAAAGGTACCGGGGGATGTACCCCAAAAAACAATGAGAAGGCGCACGCCTAAGAAATATAAGATTAACAATGTTCCGGACTTCGCAAAGATATTAGGAATGAGCAGAAACACGATTTACACCATTCTTGATGGCAAAGAGATTAAAATCGACACCGCAAAAAAAATCTGTAGCGCTTCCAAGGTGGATTTTTCGGAGCTTTTTATACCGTGTGAGGGCAAAGGAAAGCTGTCAGATGTAGTTATTAATAGCCATTTTGTTTTACTAAAAACCATTCTTAAGAACGCAAAAGATGAACGCGTTATACCGTATAACGTAGCGGAATATGTAAAAGCCCCGAAATATGAAACAAAGGAAGCGAAATATCTTGACGATGAACAGGCCAGAGCTTTTTTAAATGCCCTTATTAGCGAACCGGAAATCAAATACGTCACGCCGCT